CTAAAAGAACAAGAGCATATAGCTACAAAAAAGTTATATGATTCTTTTTATTCAGATATTTATGAGCAGTTTGGTAATCTTTATTTAGATGTTACTTCTGATGTAGATTATATGTGGATAGTAAATGATGGTGCTTCAATGGGAGTTCAAGTAGAGGAAGAAGATATTATAGCTTGGGCAAAAGCAAAAAGAATAACATTTAATAATCCTATAGATGAAGCGCGATTTGCAGAATCAGTAGTTAAACAATTAAGTAATGAATATTATACAGAAGGAGGAAAATTAGTTGCCCCTAGAAGATATAATTTTATAGGATATGCTTTTGCAAGAGCAGAAAGTTCTGGTATAATAGAACAAATAGAAGAAGATATTTATAATACAGTAGAAAGAGAAATAGGATTAGGTTTATCAGGTAAAGTAATACAATTAACAATTAGTTAGATATGGCATTAAACAAGAAGGTAGCAATAGAAGTAGAAATCAAAAACATTAAAAAAGTTGCTGATTTAAAAAAAGAATTAAAAGAATTAAGAAAAGAACAAATAGAAGCTGAAAAGTATTCTAAAACAGGAATGTTTACTTCTAAAAAACAAGAAAAACAATATTTAGAAAATGCTAGAGCAATAAAAAAGAAATCTACAGAATTAAGAAACTTAAATAAAAATCTAAAAGACTCTACTACTAATACTACAAAAGCCACAAAAGCTTCTAATGGTATGGCTAAACAAATTATTAAAGGAGCTGCAGCTATAGGTGTTATTGTTACTGCTTTTAGAACTATAAATAGAGCTGTTTCTTCTGTTGTATCTACTTTTACTGAATTTGAGTTTGTAATGGCTAAAGTAAATGCTATTTCAGGAGCAACAGAGCAGGAGTTTGCAGCATTAACATCTTCGGCAGAAGAATTAGGTAGAACAACTTTTCTTTACTGCAGAGCAAGTAGGTCAATTACAATTAAACTTTTCTAAGCTAGGTTTTAGTGCAAAAAGAAATAATGCAAGCACAAAAAGCCACTCTTGATTTTAGCTACTGCAACAGGTAGTGATTTGGCTAGAAGTGCAACTGTAGCCGCATCTACAGTAAGGGGGTTTGGCTTAGATGCTTCTGAAACTCAAAGAGTTGTAGATGTTATGGCGGTTTCTTTTTCTACCTCTGCGCTTGACATAGAAAAGTTTCAAACATCTATGACTAAAGTTGCTCCTATTGCTAAAGCAGCAGGTTTTTCTTTAGAAGATACCACTACAATAATGGCTAAATTATCTGATGCAGGTATTGAAGCTTCTATTGCAGGTACATCTTTAAGAAATATTTTACTTAAAATGCAAGACCCTTCTTCTGATTTGTCTAAATCTTTTGGAACTACTATTCATTCTTTAGATGAGCTTATTCCTGCTATGAGAAACTTTAGTTTAGAAGGTGGTGATATGGCGGCAGTTATGGAGGTAGTTGATTTAAGACAAGCAGCAGCTTTTGAGTTAATGTTAGCTAACGTAGATATATTGACAGACTATAGAAACAGCTTAAAAGATTCAAGCGGAGAAGCAGAAAGAATGGCAGGAATTGTTGGGGACACTTTACAAGGAGCTTTTCTAAAATTAAAATCTGCATTACAAGGGTTGTCTATTTCTATAATGAAAGATTTTGCTGAAGGATTGCAAGAAACAGGTGAAAGACTTGCTAAATTTGGAAACTTTTTATCTGAAAATAGCAAAGCAATAACAGCTCTTATTAAAGGCGTTACTTTTCTTACTAAAGTTATTGTTGCAGGTTATGTTGCTCAAAAAGTAAGCAAATGCTACAATGTTTGTTTATAGAACAGCATTATATGCTGTAACAGTAGCAACAAAAGGAGCGGCTGTAGCTACTGCAACTTTTACAACAGGTATAAATGCAATGAGGGCAGCCTTAATTAGGTCAGGTTTAGGATTAGCTGTTGTTCTTGTTGGTACTTTAGTAGAAAAATATTTATTAGCTTCAGACGCTACTGATGATTTTACTGATTCTACTGAAAAATTAGCAGACGAAAAATCAAGACTAATAGGGCTGTTACAACAAGAAATCGCTAATACTAAAATAGTTTCTGATTTTAACATAAAAACATACAATAATGAAATAGCAAGAGCAAAAGAACGAATAAGGCTAGCAAAAGAAGAAAATGATAATCAAAACAGAATTGGTATAGATTATTCTAGAATTAATAAAAACAAAATTGCTGCTGACGAAGATTTAATAAGAACTCTCGAAAATATGATTCGTTTAGAAGAAAAATAATCAAGCTAAAAGAAAAAAACAAAAAGATGAAGAAATAGCACAATCAAACGATTTATTAAACATACAAAAAAAATTATTAGAAGAAGCTCAAAACAGGCCTGCGGTTACTGAAGCAGCTATGGCTGCAAAAAACGCAGAAATACAACAAATACAAGAAGAAATAACAAGACTTGGTAATTTAGGCAAAACAAAAAAAGAAGTTTTTGATTTAGATAAAGAATTATTAGCTTTTAGAGTTGGACAAATGGCAGCAGGACTAACAACAGAATTAGAAAATGCACAGATAAGACGTCAAGTAATACAACAAGAAATTAAAGATTTAAAAGAGTTAATTAAAACAAATGGTACTTTAGCTAAAGATAAAGAAGAAAATTTAAAAAAGCTAAATGATTTAGAAAAAAAATTAAATGAAGACAATCAAAAAGATAAAGATGAGGCTTTTAAAGCAGATGTAAAAAGAGCAATTTTATCAGGTCAAACTGCAGAAGAAGCTATGAAATCTGTAGTAAGGGCGCAAATAATGGAAGCTGTAGCAGGATTTATTGCTTCTATATTTAAAAGCGTACCTTTTCCTATTAATTTAATTTTAGCCGCAGGAGCTTCAGCAGCAGTTGGTAAGCTTATTGATGAACAATTAAATAGGTTTGAAAAAGGAGGTGTAGTAGAGGCTTACGCTAATGGTGGTATGGTAAACGGTAAATCACACGCACAAGGAGGTGAAAAGTTTTCAGTAGGAGGTAGAGTAGTAGAGTTAGAAGGAGGAGAAGCTGTAATTAATAAACGTAGTACAGCTATGTTTAAAGGTCAACTATCAGCTATGAACGCAGCAGGTGGTGGTGTTAAATTTGCAGATGGAGGACTGATGAATATGCCTTCTTTTGCTAGCTCACAATTTGACGCAACAAATCAACAAAATATGATGGGAGCAATGAATCAAAGTAATAGAGTAATAGTGGTTGAGGCTGATATAACAGAAAGTCAAAATACTGTAGGTATAATAGAGGCGGAAGCCACATTTTAAAATATAAACATATGTTTGTTAGTAAAAAAGTAAAGCAAGATAGATTAGATACGTGCAAAAAGTGCGATTTTTATAGAAACTTCTTAATGTTAAGATATCCTAAGTGGGATAAAGGAGCAAGATGTGCTAAATGCACTTGCTTTTTAGATGCAAAAGCATCATTAACTAAAGAATATAAAGGTGAATGTCCTTTGCATAAGTGGAACGAATAAAATAAATATGAGTGTTGAAGCTGTAGCCAATAAAATAAAACAAGATAAAAAACAAAAAATTATAGAGGCAGTTTTACAAAACAATAATTCTATAAAAACAGAAGGAAAATATCATTCAAGAGGTTTAAAAATTTTGTTTAATGAATGGCATAGGCATTTTCCACACATCAGACAACAACTTGGTTGTAGGGGTTGCAGAGAAGCTGTAACTAAGTTTTGGAATAATGTAAATAAATTTTGGGAATCTAATAATTAATATGGCATCAAGACAAAATAAGGTAGATGTAATTTATGATTATATAGATTTAGCTGAAAAAGAAATTATTAAAAGATGGCACGACCCTACAACAAAAGACATTTTAAGACACTTAATAGAAAAAGGCATAGTAGAACCTAAAAGACTAAGAAATTATATGATAATATATGATTTTGATTGTATGCTTAGAACAAATGAAGGAAACAGAACCTATACTTTTATGGACTTATCTATTAAAATATAACATCTCCGAAAGACAAGCACAAAGTATAGTTTATAAAGAAAGGCGAAAGCAATCTCCATCTGAAAATATTACTTACTAAATTTTTTTCTTAAAACTGCGCAACTTTTTGAAAACTAAAAAATAGTTTTGCATTTATGAATAAAAATTGGTATAACATTAAAGCAGAAGCGTCTAGCAAATCTGCAGACGTTTACATTTTTGATGAAATAGGTACTTTTGGCTTAACAGCTCAAAGTTTCATTGAAGAAATTAAGTCATACAAAGATACACCAATGAGCTTACACATTAATTGTGTAGGTGGTGATGTTTTTGAAGGTATGGCAATTTACAATGTTCTTAAAAAAAGAACAGCAAGAACAACAGTATATATAGAAGGAATAGCTGCAAGTATGGGTAGTGTAATTGCATTAGCAGGTGATGAGGTTATTATGGCTGAAAATTCACTATTTATGATACACAACGCTTGGGGTGGTGCTATGGGTGAGGCAACAGAAATAAGAAAAACTGCTGCATTATTAGATAAAATAAGTGGAGAAATAGCCGACATCTATATTAAAAAAACTAATCTACCTTATAACAGGGTAAAAGAAATGATGGACGAGGAAACTTGGTTAAGTGCTGATGAAGCTTTTAATTTAGGATTCATTGACTCTATCTCTGACGCTATTAAAGTAGCGGCTAAATATGACGTTTCTAAGTTTAAAAATATTACAGACAAGGAAATTCAAAATAAACTAAGTGTTAATTTAAAAAGTAAAAAAATGACCGAAGAATTGAAAAATTGGTTTAACGCTAAAAGTTGAGGAAATTATTGCTAAAGTAAAATCTAGTGATAAGTCTGAAACTGCTGACGTTAAAGAGGTAGAGGTAATGATGGCTGATGAAAAAGAAGTTTCTGAAAAACTTACAGGATTTGAAGCTAAAGTTACTGAACTTAATAGTTTTGTTACTGATTTAGAAGGAGAAAAAGAAACTCTGACTCAAGAAGTAGAAAGACTAAATGCTTTATTAAGTAAAGCAGATGCTAAAGGAACTGAGCTATCAACTGATGGTGACCCTATAGTAGTTGATAACAAAAAAGAAGAAGAAGATACTTTGTTCTTCAATGCGATAGCAGCAAAATTAAAACAATATTAAATTAAAATTAAATAAATAAATAAAATGGCAAATATAGCACAACACCAAGTAGGAATGACATATGCAGGGTCTTATGCGTCTAAAATTTTATTAGAACCAATGTTTCGTTCTGATGATATTATGCGTAATTATACTGTCTATCCTAATGTAAAATATAAACAAAATCTAATGATGGCTCCTAAGCTATCAGGAATAACTGCACTAAACACAGGCTGTACTACAACAAACACTTGTGACCCTGCAGGATTTTCAATAGAGCAAAAAACTATTACAGTTTCTAATGTTTCTGTAAAACAAGTACAATGTTGGACAGAGTTTCAAGACCAATTTTTAGTTGAGTCTTACAAATCAGGATTAAATATGCCTGACTTAACAGGAACTCAATTAGCAGATGTAATTTTAAATAGAGTAAGACACGGAATCCAATCAGATGTAGTAAGAAATATGTGGGCAGGTAACACAGCAGCAGCAGTTGCTGATTGTACTTACACTTGGGCAGATGGATTATGGAAAACATTATCAGCAGGTAATGCAATTATTTCAGGTAGTACAACAATGCACGCAGTTACTGCATCAAGCACTTTAGAGGCTAATCTAAAAACTGTTGGAGCTGTCATAGCAGGAAGTGACGCAATTACTTTATTAACAGAGGTTTTTGATACTGCTTCAGCAGAATTACAACAAGTTCCAGCTTCAGAAAAAAGAATGTTTGTAACACCTAATATTTATAATGCTTACTACGGGTCTTTAACAGCAGTTGCAGTAGCAGGAGCAGTTGATTATGGACATTCAGAAGCTCAAACAGGAGTAAACTATGCTAGATTAAGATTTAGAGGTGTAGAATTAGTTCCTATGTATGAGTGGGATGTTGCTTTTGCAGCATTAACAGGAGGAGATTTACCTCCACTATTTACTCACGCTTCATTTACAGGTTCTGATAAAAACGCAACTCAAGGTTGTATTTATGCAGCAAAAGACAATTTAATTATTGGTTCAAATGTAAATGACCCTGATACACAGCTAAAAATGTTCTATGACGAAGTTTCTGAAAATATGTATATCCGTTCTAACTTTACGATGGGATACCAATACGGTTGGAATTCTTTAGTAAATGGAGGAAGTTTAGTAAGATAAGATAACATAATATTAACTTTAAAAAATAGAATAAAATGGCAATAGATTCAGGATTATTAGTAGCTTGTGCGGATATGAACGCAGTAGGTGGGATTAGACAAATTCTTTTAACAGATTTATCTAATATTGCAACTGCTGCGCCAACTACGCTTCACGCTACACATAGCTTAACAGGCTTAACAGTAACTAACCCTTGGGCTAGGTTTGAGTTTAAGAATGAAACTGCCTCTCTTACAATAACAGGAGCAAAAGAAGGAGGAAGCACTTCGTATGAGTGTGCTTTATCTTTTTACATTCCTAATGTTGATGGTGCAAGATTTCACGAATTAACAAATTTAGAAAGCACTTGTCCTGTAGCTTTAGTAGAGCTAAATTCAGGAAAAATGCTTGTTGTAGGTTGGAGTTATAAGTATGCTAATCAAGCTCAAGGTTCAACGCCTTGGACTAGAAACCAAACTTATGCAAACTTAACAAGTGTTGAGGGTGGTAGTGGTGCTGCTTATGCAGACGATAATGGAGTTACAGTTACTTTAACTGCTAGACAATTTGAATTACCTCTTGAGTATTCAGGAGCAATTACAGTTGTAGCAGGAGATGTAACAGCGACTACATCTTAATAATTATAGATAAAGCAGGGGGTTTTCAAAAGCTCCCTGCTCATATCTTTTTAAAATGTGTGATTGTGAAGAAATAAATATATTATCTTTACCTTCGTACTTAAAAATATATATAAAAATGTCAAAATATACAATAAAAGAAGAATATAAAGGGCTAAGAACTTCAATATCAAATTTTGGTATGGTGTCTTGGGACGAAGCTTCACAAGAAACTTTAGCATATCTTTATGAAAAAAGAGGTTTTACATCTATAATTACTAAAATATCATCTAATGAAGAAAGCGGTATCAAAAAGGCAAACAAAAAAGATAAGTCAGTTAAGAAAGACGACTAAAAAAAGTAATACGTTTGAGTTTGGGGTATTTGATTTAGCTATTCCACCAAACATTACTGAACCAAAAAATTTAAATAATATATCTACTAAGTGGGTTCCATTTGGTAATGATAATTTATTTCCTCAATATTTAGCAGAACTAAAAAGAAAATCTTCTACACACAGAAGCGTTCTAGCGCAAAAAACTGTATTTACAAGTGGTGCTAAATTTGTTTGTGATAATGAGCCTTTGAGGGAGTTTATAGAAGATGTAAACGCTAACCAAGAATCACTAAGAGATATATTTAAAAAATTAGCAGATGATTATTATACGTTTGGTAATGCGTATATGGAATGTGTAAAATATGATGGAGGTGTAAATCTTTATCACTTAGACGCTACAACAGTTAGAATGTCTAAAACAAAAAAAGAAGTTTATGTAAATCCTGATTGGTGTAAATATTGGAACAATGAGGATAAAATGTATAGATTACCTATATACCCAAGAGTAGCACATAATAAATTTGTAATACACTTTAAAGATTATGAGCCTACATTTAACTTTTATGGGTTGCCTGATTATGTTGCTGCATTAGAACATATTGCAGTAGATTATGAAATCGGTAAATGGAATCATACTAAGTTTTTAAATGGCTTTCAGCCTTCTGCTATTGTAGAAATAAGCGGAGATATGGGTGAAGAAGAAGCTCANAAAATGGTAAAGGAAGCACAAAAAAAGTTTGTTGGTGAAGGCAACAATGGTAAAATATTATTTATAGTTAAAAATGGTGACACATCACCTGCTAACGTACAAGTAATAAAAGACGACCAAGATGGAAGTTGGATAGACTTACAACAAATTACAGACCAAAATATAATTACCGCTAATAGATGGCAACCATCTTTATCAGGTATAGTAAGTTCAGGAAAAATGAACAACACAGGAAGTGAAATTAGAATAGCATACGATTTAGTTATGACTACTGTAATTAGAGATACTTCTGAGTTGTTGTTAAATGGTATTAGAACGGTTCTTTATAATGAAATGGGCTATGAGCCTAAAGATTTAAAAATTCATTATGAGCCGCCAATTTCTTATGCTAATGACGTAGACATTAGAGAGGTACTAACTATTAACGAGCAAAGAATGTTAATAGACGAAGATTTACCAATGCTAGAAGATGGCGATATGTTTGTTGCAGATAGAGAAATCATTGTAACAGAGAGAGATGACGATGGAGATGGAGAAGTAGATGAATCAAAAGAAATAACAGTAGAACAATAAAATGGGAAATACAAAACAATACAAAACATTAGTTACAGTAGGAGAGGTTATAAGCAAAACATTTACTAATAAAAATACTGACCCTGTTTTGGTTTCTGAAAATACACTTGTGTTGTCTGAGCTAGCTCATTTAAGACCATTGTTAGGAGATAAATTTTACGCAGAATTAAAAAATCAACATAATACAGGTGATTACCCTACTTCAGGTGGTTTATCACAAAACAATCAAACTTTTATGGATTATTATTTAGAAGATTGTTTGTGTTGGTTTACTAGATTTGAAGTTGTAAATGACATAATGAGCAATATCACTTCTAGTGGTGTAGTTCATAATATAGATGAGTTTTCTAGAATAATTACACCTTCAGATTATAACGCATTTAAACAAGACACATATAGAAAAGCAGAAATATTTGCTAATGATATGATAGATTATTTAAATGGTACAGACCAAGCAGGTATGTTTCCAACATACGAGGCTAACAAACCAAATAAACTACATAAAACGTATAAAAATCACGGTATGATATTTTATGACAGTATATATGGATACAATGGCGTTGAAGGCTGTTTTAGTTGTGGTATGGATTTTGTAAATGGGCATTGTAGTTGTGCTTGTAATGATTGTTAAAAATAAATAAATGGCAGCTAACGAACATAAAAATTTAACTGACGTAAATAGACATAACCCTAAAGGTTTTGAGTCTGCAAATAATGATACTATACTTAGCAAAAGTGTAGGAACAGGAACTGCAAACACAGACGGTAGTTTGCAATGGGTAGAAAAAAATCAAATAAAAACAGAAAGTTTTGGGATACAAGGATATGTAACAGCATCTAATGCTAATTATTATTTTGGTGCTAATATGACTGACGGACAATCACCTAATGAATATAATCAAGGTTATGGAGCTTCAGTTATAGGCAATGCAACTTTAGATGTTGGTGATTTTTTTAAAGTAAAATCAATAGTAATTAATAATGCTTGCACTTTAAAAAGCATATATTTATTAGCAAACTCAACTACAGCATCTGTAGTAACTGTTGCGTTGTGCAAGGTGACTTTTGCTTCTGGAGTTTTAGACCCTGTTACACCTACACTTTTAAACGAAATAAGCATAACAGGTTTATCAGATAATGATAAAGTCGTAGTAACAAGAAACTTAACGCCTGAAACTACTTTAGCGGCAGGTGATGTGTTGTTTGCTATGGTAAAATGCAGTATAGCTGCAACATCATTTTTTAAAGTAGGTATAGAAGTAGGATATGACAATTAATCACAAAAATACAATGAAAGATACAATAGAAGATACGATACAAGTGGGAGTAGCAAATGCAGGAGCAATAGGAATATCATTAGCATCATTTAATGAGGTGTTAACGACAGTATCTTTGTTAATGGCAATAGGATTCTCAATATATAAATTTATAAAAACAAAAAAATAATATGGCAAGTACAGTAACAGCATCAGACTTAACAGTAACTATAACAGAATCATACACATTAAATAATGTAGCTTATGGTAATTCTATAAATAAAGTTTTTAGTTCTAAAGGTCAAGTAGACCAAAGAATTATGAATGTAGCAACCTCTTCTACTACTTTGTTTATGTTTGATACTGCTGATAGCGCAGGTACAGCAGTAGCAGCAGATTATGTTTATTTTAGAATTACAAATTTAGATGATACAAATTTTGTAACTTTGAGATTATTTAATGGAGCAGATAGTTTTTGGTTAAAAATAGCTGCAGGAGAAAGTTTATTATTAATGAACAATGAAATGGACGCTATTACAGGTACTACGTTTGGTGCATTAGCTGACATAACCCATATATACGGACAAGCAAATACAGCAGCTTGTGATGTAGAATTTATGGTTGTAACAGCATAATATGCCTAAAAAAAGAAAACTAAACTCTAAAAATCCAAAGTATATGGACGAAGTAGTTGAGGTTAAAAACACCAAAAAGTTAATAAAAGAGATAAAAGGAGTACGAATTTACGCTGTTTTTAATGAATAGTTGTAATTTATTCCTAGTAAGAGACACTTTTAGTGATAAATCTGTTATTGGTAAGTTATATTTAAATGGAGAATTTATAGCACATACACTAGAACTTCCTTGGAAAAACAATGAAAAAGGTATATCTTGCGTGCCAAAAGGCGTGTATAATTGTAGGTTAAGATATGCTGAAGAAAGCGCTAGCAGAGATTACACACACCTACTTTTGGAAGACGTACCTGATAGAACTTATATATTGTTTCATCGTGGTAATTCTGCAAAAGATAGTCGTGGTTGTATATTAACAGGTATGATGAGAGGTGATGATTATGTTTATCAAAGCAAAAACGCTCATAATCTTTTAATAAATACAATCATAGATAATAAGATGGAAAATAAAATTGAATTAGTAATTAAAAATAGATAAAATGAAAAATTTTTTAGAGAAGTATCTAGTTGGACAAATGTTAAAATCAAAAAAGTTTTGGTATACTATTGTTGCTGTAGTGGTAACATTTTTACAAGAAACATTTGGCTTAGACCCTGTTCAAACAGAATCAATATTATACTCAATTATGGCTCTTGTTTTAGGTCAGGGTATTGCTGATACGGTAAAAGCAAAGAAATAGTTTGTTTATTAAATAAATATAGTTAACTTTGTAATCCTTCTCTGAGTGTTTTCATAGTGGGTTTTAGTTAGCAGTAATTAAGAGTGAGAGGTTAATAACTTCTCACTCTTTCTATTTATAAGGTTTTTTTTGTTATATATTTACTTTAACTAAAATTATAAATTATGCTAGAAAAATTAAAAGGTAAACGATTAAGGCTTTCTGCCGAAGAAGTTGAGCTTATTAATGAGTTCAGAGGCAATGATTTAGAAAACATAAACGGTAATACTGCGCTAGATTTACATTTAAAACAAAGAGGAATTGATAAGAAAGATGTTGTTAGTGTAAAACATTGGCAAAGTATGAGTGGAGAATTAAGGTTCTCTATCGTCACAAAGGAAGATTTTGGTTTAAGTGAAAATCAAATCTTCAAAAAAATAAATAACTTCATAGAAGAATATTCTCCTACTTATACTCAAATAAAACACATTAAAGGAAATCATCTTCTTGTTATAAATCCTGCTGATATACATATAGGTAAGTATGCTAATGAATTAGAAACAGGAGAAAAATATGACTGTGAAACTGCTGTGCTTCGTGTTATGGAAGGGATAGAAGGCTTAATACAAAAGTCAAAAGGATTTGATATTGATAGGATATTATTTTGTATAGGTAATGATGTCTTACACATTGATAATGTGTATAATACAACAACAAAAGGAACACATCAAGATACTGATGGAAAGTGGTGGGAACACTATGAGATTGCTCTTATGCTTTATGTAAAGTGCATAGAAACACTAAGACAAATAGCACCTGTAGATGTTATACATAGTATGAGTAACCACGATTATCAAAGTGGATTTCATTTAGCACACACACTAAAAAGTTGGTTTAGGAAAACAAAAGATGTAATGTTTGATATTACTGTAGCTAATAGAAAATATTATAATTATGGTAACAATCTTATTGGTTTAGAACACGGAGACGGTGCTAAAATGGATAAATTACCTTTGCTTATGGCGCAAGAAAGACCTGATATGTGGAGTAAAAGTAAATTTAGATATTGGTATTTACATCACATTCACCACAAAGTAAAACACAAATGGTTAGACGCTAAAGATTATATTGGCGTTACTGTTGAGTATATGAGAAGTCCTTCTTCAGCAGATAGTTGGCACTCACGCAAAGGATTTTGCGGCGCATACAAAGCTTGCGAGGCTTTTGTTCACGATAAAGAAAGCGGTCAGGTAGCAAGATTAACACACTATTTTTAACCCTTAATTAACCCTTTACATAGGGTATTTAATACCCTTATATATAAAGATAAAGATAAATATAAAGATAAGGATAAAGATAAATACTAGAGTAAACCCTATTTTTTTAAAAAAAACTTACAAATTATTTGGTATTTGTAAAAAAAGCTGTATCTTTGCATAGAATTAACTAATCAAATATTAACGAAAACACACACATTATGGCATACCAAGTAAGTAGATGTTGCGGTGCAGATTACGAAGAACGTGATGATTATGATAGATTTTGTTTTTACGTTTGTTGTAAATGCAACGAAGAATTTGAAGACCCTATTATGGATTATGATTACAGAAACTTTATGATAGATGATAGGAAAGAAGCGGAAGCAGATGAGTATAGAGACAAAATGGCAAGCATACCATTTGGTTAATATTAATAAATAAAACTAAAACTAATTATGAAAAAAATAAAAAACACGCAACCTGAAGTTAAAGAAACTAAAAAGGATGCACTTAGAAGACTATTCTTAGAAAACAACCTTGTTGAAGAAGATGTATACAAAGACAAAAGAGGTTTTGTTATTATCACAAGAACAGGTATAGATAAGATAGTAAGCAAACAAAACATACAAGTAGCTTATGAACCTGTTGTAATGGAAAAAGAATGGGTAGTTATGAGAGCTACCGCAAGCTTACAGCAAGGCAAAACAACTAGAAATATGATGTCTTTTGGCGAAGCATCTGACTCTAATCTAATGGGGGGTGGTAAAAAGTTTCCTGTTGCTATGGCAGAGAAGAGAGCTATGAGTCGTGTTGTACTAAAGATAGCAGGTTTCTACGAGCAAGGTGTCTTTGGTCAAGACGAAATGGTTGACTAATGAATGATGATTGGTTTGATGAGGTTGTTGATGGTAAGCCTAAACAAGCAGAATATTGGCAGATAGATTATATTGACAACCTCTTACCAAGAACCGCACTACCACTTAATGAGCAACAAGAATTAGTAAGTAAAATTTACGATAAAGATTTTAGTGAATTAGAAGCTGAAGAACTAATAATACATTTAAAACACAATGAAGTTAAAACAGACCCACAAGACCAATACAAGCAATTCGTCAAAAACGGAATGTTTAGTAGTTAGCATAATCAGAAACCCTTCAAGAGCTTTTACATACTCAGTATGGTATGGAGAAAAGTATTTAGGAGAACTAATAGAAGATGATATAATGAGGTTGTTGGGTGATGATACTAAAAAGTTTTATAAAAACAATCAGACTAATTTTTTAGTTGCTAAAAACAAAATTAAAACCATTATTAATAAAAAAAAATACTTTTAAAATGAAAAACAATTATGAAAAAGTTAGAGCTTCACGCAATGAGTTAGAAGCTATACTAAGAATCAGAGGAATATCTAAACAAAAATTTGGAAGAATACTAAACATAAAAGGCTCAACTATAGAGAAGTATGTAGAAAAGCCTTACTACTTAAGATATTATCAAATGCAAAGGCTAGCTAATTATCTTAATATTGATGTCAAAGATGTTGTTGATATAGTAGAGGTTGATTTAGAATCTAACTCAATAGTGGTAGATGGTGAAGAAAACTTCAAAGCTATAGAGTCTTTAGTTTCTAAAAGTGAATAGCATATATGACAGAAGAAGGAAAGAATGTTATAAAAAGTCTTATAACATTTAGAGAAGAAGAAGACAAAAAAAAAATTAATCAAATACAATTTGACAGTTATTTTAAACATAGTGGCTTAATAGAATATAAAAAAAGGTTAAAAGAACCTTTTGCCCAAATTAAGATTAAAGAAAAAACTATTATAAAAAATGATATGCCTAAATATAAATTTAAAAATAAATAAACAAATGGCAGATAAAAATTATGTAGCAAGTAGTATAAAAAAAGTTACTACGCAATATGGAGACTTGTTTAACGCAAGCTTTAAAGTAGATGATTTGCACAAGATTGCAAAAAGAGGGTGGGTAAATATTACTATAGCAGAAAGAAGAGAGGTTTCTGAGAAGGGGGCAACTCACTATGCTTATGAAAATACTTACGAACCACCAAAGCCTGATACAGTAGACAACACTACTACAGAGGGAGATTTACCATTCTAAATTTTATAGAGGGGGAGGCACAACGCCAATTAATTTTATTAATAAATATTAAATGTTAACCCCCTCTATTTATAAGGATATTAGCGCAATTATTAAAAAAACAAGTAAAACAATGAGTCAAAGAATAAAAATGAAATTAGTTGAAGAATTAAATGAACTTGCAACAGTTATTATGCAACAAAATAACAAACCTTACAAGGACTTGACTAAAGAAATACAAGATGAAATAGCTGATGTTAAAGTTTGGNTATCAGANTATGAAGAGTTATTTGATTGGAATTATATTGACAATAGAATAAATAATAAAAGAAAAAAGCACGGACTATGAGTATATTTTATTTAGATAAGTGTCCACATAAAGCTCTTTTTAAATTATATAAAAATAACTATAAAATTATTTGCTAATTTCATATATTATTCTTATATTTGTATGACTAACTAATTACTAACTAACACCCACAAAAACACTATGACAAAAAAATTATACAAACGCAAACAATTACTAATAGACACATTATCTGTTCAAACCTCAAGCGGTAAAGAAGAGCAGATGATACAGTACATTATTAATTTTTGCATCAAGAATGTCCCCTCAGCAAAAATACAGGTAGATAACAACAACATATATGTAACCAAAGGTAATTCAGACATATATCCTTGTATTGTTGCGCATACCGATACTGTACACGAAATACACAAGCACTTCAAAGTTTATGACGACGACAACTGTTTGTTTGCCTTTAACGCAGAGTCAGGCACACAGGTAGGTGTAGGTGGTGACGACAAGGGTAGGTGTGTGGCTAGCACTACAAATGTTATTATCACAAGACATTATCAAGTGTGCTTTCTTTCACTCAGAAGAAATAGGTTGCATAGGTAGTTCGCAGGCTAATATGTCTTGGTTTTTAGACGTAGGCTATTGTTTGCAGGGCGACAGAAGAGGTAACACAGACTTTGTAAACTCAATTAGTGGCACCCTATACAGTATGGCTTTTGCAGAAGATGTTGCTCCTATATTATACAAGTACGGTTACAAAGAAACATCAGGTGCTATTACAGACGTAGGTCAGCTAGCAGAGAATGGCATAGGTGTCTGCGTAGCTAATATGTCTTGCGGTTACTTTGCACCACATTCAGACCAAGAGATTGTAGAGTTTGCAGACGCTAACAACTGTTTAGATATGATTACACACATTGTAAACGAGCTAGGCTGTACATTATACACACATAAGTACGTTAATAATTGGCGCAACTCTTACAGATGGGGAGACTTTAACGAGGCTAACAGAAACTATTGGTTTGACGATGTAGAAAAAGAATCAGAGGTTGTGGTAGATGAAGATGGCTATGAGACTTGCTATTACTGTGAGGGTGAGCTTAAAGAAAGCGAATATGGTGATGAGTTTAGATTTTGTGGAGATTGCAATAGTGATGTAATTGTTAATTGCGACGAAGATTATTTTGATGACTTTGAAGATGTATCAGACAATTATGATGGTTCTATGGCTCACAAAGAAATAGTTAACAATCATTTATTATCTTATTATAAAAACAAATAATATGGCAAAAAGATTTACAGACACAGATAAATGGAAAAAAGGTTTTATTCGTAACTTACCCTCTAAATACAAATTGTTGTGGTTATATATACTAGACGATTGTAACCACGCAGGAGTATGGGAAACAGACTTTGAGGTTGCAGCAATTAGAATAGGAAGCAAGATAAGCGAAAAAGAAGCTATAAAACATTTTGCATCACAAATAAGAATCTTTGATGATGGCGACAGGTGGTTTGTTCCAAAGTTTATAGAGTTTCAATATGGCGAGTTAAATGCTAATTCAAGACCTCATCAAGCTGTTATTAAGTTAATTGATAAATATGACTTATATAACATTAAAGGCGTAAATGTTACAGAGATATCAGAAACTGCTAAACCTGTCTTAAAACGCTTTAAAAAGCCTTCTATGGACGAGTTAGAGCTTTATTGTCAAGAGAGGCAAAACAAAGTAGATTATTTTTAAGTTTTTTAATTTTTATGAAAGCAACGGTTGGAAGGTTGGTAAAAACCCAATGAAAGATTGGAGGGCATCTATTAGAAGTTGGGAATCTAACACTACAAACAAAGCACAAAATAAAGAAGGTAAACTAGAGAGCCAAATAAATGCTTGGCAGGGAGCAAAGAATATAATAAAGCAACAATTAAATAAATAATACAAGTTATTACGAGGGAGGGCATAAAGGCGCTTTTGCTATAACAGTTAATACTCTTGCTCTCCTTTGTAATATTAAAAGAAAAAATTATGAAAGCACAATTAGTAAACTCAAATGGTGACGTTAAAAGCGTTAAGCCAAAAAACAATAAGACATTTAGCCTTAAGGAGTTACAGGCTTATGTTAATGGATATATACAGATATTAAAAACTAGAGACGATAGGGTTATGATAGTTAATGAAGAGGCAAAATTAAACAGACTACCTTACAATGAAATTGCTACAAGTCTATACATATATGGTACACACGATGTAGTGGTTGGAGATGTATTAGTAACTGATAAAGAATTAATTAGCTAATGTTAATAATACAAGAAAACAAAGACGACTTAACTTTTAAATGCGTTGATTTAATAAGCAAAACTTTTGTTGAGCTTGGACAAGCAAAACCACAAGAAGAGATAGCATTACTTGCACAGTCGTTAGCAGATGATTTAAAAAGAGATTTTAAGAGTTTAATGTATACAGATATAGAAAACGCATTTAGAAATGGTGTGCGCAACACAGATTTGTTTGCTCTTAATGTCAAAACCTACTACACTTGGATTAAGACTTGGCGTAGTATTATATGGGACGCTGAGTATCAGGTTAAAAACCTAGGTAAAGACCCAAAAGGCGTGTTACATTATAGACCTCAACCTAATTTACTAACTAATAAATAAAATATGATGTACGAAGATATAATAAAACCTATATTAATGATTATAACTTGTATAAGCGCAGGATTTTTTATAGGATTTTTTTCTTTTATGTTTACTTTTAAGCACGAAAGAAACAATTTACAAAAAAATATAAAAGAATTTGACAAGAAAATAAAGTCAATGCAAACATTAACAGGAGGATTAGAGAACGATAGAGTAAATGAAAGACCACGAAGAAATATTAAATAAAAGTTATAAGGATAAATTAACATTGTTAAAAACATTACTTAAAGATGATTTTTCTACATTTTTATTTGTTTCAAATATGTATTTATCAGACAAAAGTATAAGCCCACAAGAATTTAATAAATTGTTTAATGGGGGGTTAAAAAGAAATTATAAATTTAATAAACAACAAAATGACTGAACATAATAAATACTACTACCAATACGATAGAAATATTGACACTACCGAACAAGACACTAGAATACCTAACTATTATGTAGGCAAGCATCACGGATACGAAGCTCGTAAAGTTGTAGAGGACTTTGAGCTTTCATATAATATAGGAACAGCTACAACATATTTGCTTAGAAGTTCTAACAAGCATAAGTCTCCTGTAGAATGTATAAAAAAAGCTATAGCTCACTTAGAGTTTGAGCTTGAGCGACTTAAGCTATGATGGTAAGCCCTATCTATAGGGTTATCATAGAGTATGGATACCGCAAAAAAGGAAGCACAAGACGTTATCAATTCAAAATAATTGATACATTTGCTATTACAAATGATTTTGAAGCAATTAAAAAAAATCAAAACAATTAGACAAAGAATATTAAGAGATACTAAAACTAAACACAAAGACCTAGATATATTGTTNAAANATATATTTATTGAAGGTCAATATGGATACACAAATTATTAAATTATGATTATATTTATGCTACTTATTTTATTTTATGCTATTTACTTAAACATAAAAATCAGAGAATTTGAACACTATATGTCAGAAGAAATAGAACAAATTTATGTTGATGTAGAAGAAAACAAAATAAAACTCTATAACAAAATGATGGAATGGAGAAAAGAATTAATGAATGAGAAACCAAGAAGAAGAAGTACAAAAAGCAGTCGTAAAGTATCTACAACTAAGGTACCCAAAGATTAGGTACTGTGCTAGTTTAGGAGGCATTAGAACGTCTTTTAAACAGGCTGTAAAGGCTAAGGCTACAGGTTATGTTAAAGGTTTCCCTGATTTACAGATATGTATGCCTACCTATGAGGGGGGTATAGGAGGGGGGGGGTACCACGGACTTTTTCTTGAAATAAAAAAGGACAAAAAATCCTACCCAACTAAAGAACAAAAAGAATGGATAACATACTTAAATGATGTGGGTTATTGTGCAAGAGTAACAAAAGGTGTAGATGAGTCTATTCAAATTATTGATGACTATTTAAATAATAAACTATGAGTATTAACGTATACGAAAGAAAAGACAGACGAGGAGGTGGATATGCTAAACGTAAATTTACTTACGAAGAGGCACAACAAATAAGATTAGATTATGAAACAGGCACATATACTCAAGAGCAGATAGCACTTAAGTATGGAGTAAGCCAATCATTAATAAATAAGATATTAAGACGTAAAACATATATGAAAGAGTAAAAAATTTACTGTTTGTTTTTGTGTAAAAAAAGTCAGGAGCTAAAAAGTTTTTGGCTTTTTTTATTTTTTATTTTTAATTTTTTTTATTTTCTAAAAATGCCCTG